AAGGGGAGAGAGAAAAGGAGAAGATGGAGAAAAAACATAAATATATAAACCTAAACCATGTAGAGATATTGCTTTAGCTAAACAACGTTGTATTGCTGTATTAACTTGAAAAGCATTAGGTTCTACTACAGTTTTATTCATATGGTCTAATACTGGATGTACTTGTGTTCTTTCTATATCGTTTACATTTACTGTTACTTGCACAAATGCACCAGCATCAGTTTTCATGTAAGGACTAGAACCAACATTAAATGTATGTACTTTCCATGTAGCTTCTGGAAAATTCTCTAACAATATTCTAACTGCCCACGCCCAAGAAAGGTAAGTAAAATTACCCTTCTTTTCAGTATGTTCAGATACATTTATATTGCTTAATACTTGAAATACACTCATCTTAATCTCCCCCATGTATCGTATAGAGCTTCAAAATGTTTCATAATGTTTATCCAAGTAGATTTATCTAATCCAGCTTGTTTTCTTGCTATAGGGTCATACATATTATATTGACCATCCATCTGTACTTCTTGATAAGCTCTAAAGTCTTCTTTTCTAATTCCAAATTTACTTTCTCTTTCTAAATCTAACATATTCTAAATCCTCCTGATTGTCTACAAAATTTTGAAAATTCTTTTACATTATCTTTATGAAATGGATAACGTGAACTCCAATCTTCTTTACTTCTAATTTTTTCATATTGTTCTTTCCATTCTTCTGGATAATTCATTGGAACAATATCTTCATTACCTGTGGCTTTAATAACAAGCTTCCTAAGTTCTTCTATTTCTTTTTCAACTTGTTTATTAATTTTTCTACCAACTTCATTCTGTTCTGTTACATCTTTTTGAATAGTATCAACTGTTCCATCTTCAAGTAATGTATCTAATTTATTAGCAATAGCTAATGCTTTATCTTCTGTAATTAAATGATTGTCATTAGAATGACCGTAATTCATATCATCATCAGATAATATATCATCACAAGTATTACAAACAAATATCCATAACTTTCTCCACCACCATACATTATTTCTAAAGTATTCACCTGGATTATCAGTTCTAATTGCTTTTGTTAATGCCCAATATTCTTCTTTCTGTTTTTCAGTTATACTATCATCATCCCATTTAATATTTAATTCATCTCTTCTGTTTAAATCATCTTCCATTACATTATTCTTAGGGTTTTCACCATATAAATCAAATCCCATCTTATTTATCCTCCATATTTCTAAATCGTTTAAGTTTATTTATTATATCTTCAGTTGTTGTTTTACCTTTATCCATAAACATCAATCTAATTCTTGTTGGAAGCACCACATCAAAATTACAAACAGCACAACACCTTCCATCATTAATAGGCTGAGCATTATGTCCGTATGGGTCATCATGTTCGTCTCCACATATACTGCATACTCGTTTTTTCATTTTATCTCCCAAATATTATAGCGCCCACTACAAACCTTGCTTTATATTATGTAGTACTTCGAGCTTCTAGGTGATTTAGACGCTATATAGTCCTGGACAATGAGAACCTTGAAATTCACAATACTTACATTCCCAATTATAAACTGGAACATTTTCATCTTTGCCTGGTATTAATTCTTCAGGTTGTGAAATATTATCATTTACTTCATTAAGTTCTGTCCAATAATTAAATGCTTCTTCCATATACAGATTAGAAACATTTTCTTCTCTCATAGCAGAAGTGTCTTTGTTATACCACATAATAGATAAGTCTACATCAGTAATATCATATTCATTACCTAAACCTATTCCATATGTAGCTAATTGAAGTTCATAGTTGATTGAAGGATTTTTATCTGGATTTTTACCAAACTTCATCCTCCATTTCCATGCTCCTGATGTTTTAATATCATACACATGAATTTTCTCCTGTTTCTCATTTACAACACCAACATCTAAATGTCCAACAACATTAAGTTCTGGTATCTTTATACGATGTTCTGCTACTACTGTAACATCTTCTTCACTATAGTTTTTTAATGCTTTTTCAAAATCAGCATGAACAATAGTTCCCAATCTTAATAAACGATTACTACGAATATCAATTGAACTACCTTCTACACCAAGTGAACGATATAACTGCTTTCTAAAGCAACTACCAGCAGCACTAGCTGAAAACCATCCTTTAACATCTTCATATTTCTTACGATTTTCAACACGTTTTTCTTCTAAGTAGTCATTATATATTTTTTGAATATCTATCATTTATCCTCCAAAAGAATATACAAATATTTCATGTTATTAACAATACTATTCATGCTAAAAAGGGAGGTAAAAGGAAAAGAGCAATGAGCCCTCTCTAATTGAAATATCTAATTAGGTCGAATAATTAGATATAAACTAACCAATTAAGAACCTCCCCTATTAACATTATGATGAGCTATCATATTTGTCACACTATCGCTATTATAGAAACGAATTATAAAAGTCTTCTTAAATCATAAAATAACTGATTATTATTTTGAGTATCTTCTAATACATACTTACCAAAACTTGCTTCTTTATGATGTATTCTTCTAGTATCAATATCAAAACCTTCTTCTCTAAGTCTAAATATAATAGCACTTAACCTTGTTGCACGATAATATTCAAATGCATCTAAGCTTGTAATATTACCATATTTCTTTAAATGTCTTAATATTTTAACTGTTTGAGTATCTTTTCCATGTTTAAATCTTAACATAATATTGTAATCTCCTATATAAATATTTAATACATTCCCAACACAAAATTGTTATAATAATATCTTGCATTAGAACCTCCAAGTACCTTTCTGTTCATTTAAAAGATATTTTATATTATCTTCAGAATCCATTCCTTGTACTGTTTTAATATTTGCTTCTTTATCTGTTACATACGCAGGACCGTATTCTGGTTCAAAATCAAATCCAATATTTATTAAATTATCAAGTCTATCTGGTTTCAAAGTATTCTTTCTATAATGATTTCTTTGTATTAAACACCAAACAGATAATCTATGTAATTTATCATCTATTGGAGAAATCCATTTCCCATTTTCAATTCTTTCAGGAAATCTATCCATTCTTATTTGAGGAGGAGTAATTCCATATCTTTCAATATAATTTTTACATTCCTCAAATTTACTATACCAAACATTGTTTTGTTTACTCCATAAAAATCCAGGTATTTTATTTAATAAATCATATTTCCATTCAGGTAATGTTTGTTTAGATTTATAATGTTTTAATTGTGCTGCCCAAGTATATAAACGATGTTCTGCTCTAGGTCTAAATGTCGTAACAGTTCTTTGCATTGGTAATCTACCATTAATTTCTATAAACTTTTTATAAGCTCTAAGATTTCTCATAAAACTTTTATAATGTTGACTTTTTTTATCAATTTTTTGTTTATACACATATTTCTTTGGTTTCATATATCTACCTCTTTTATTTTTCTTTTGGTTCTAGTTCTTTTATTTGCAATAATATTTCACCAACATCTGCTGGATTGACATAACCAATAACATCATTTGTAATTGGACTATCATAATATATTTCATCATCATATAATACTGCTATTTCATATGATTTTGGATGTCCATATGAAGCTTTATTATTGATTACGCTCGCTCCATAATTATTAGGAAATTTAAATCGCAATATAATACCAGGAGCTTCATTTGAATATACATTAGTACTAATAAGATATTTTAGAAACATTTCTAAACTCATTTTGTCTCCAATTCTGATAATACCTTTGTTATTTCACGTTCTAATTCAGATGAATCTGGTACAGACTGAAATGGTTGAAATTCTTGAACTGGATTACAGTTCTTTAGTCTATATCTATAGTGAGATAATAAACCATGTAATCTACCTCGTTTTTTTCCTAATTCATATGATAATAAATTACTTATCACATAAAAAGAAAATGAAAAGAATAATATTAAAAATGTATTCATAAGTTTCTCCTTTTTTTACTTGCTTTAAAATTTATATCCTGAGATTATAGATATAAGTGTTAGTTCTCTGGGATGCGTACGGCTTATATTCCTTACATCCTTTATCCACAAAGATTTCTCCTTGTAAACTAACATTCCCAATAGGTATTGCCTATCACTCTTTCTCTTGGGTTATTTAAACAACTACTAGTTCAAATGTAGAAGTGCCCCTCTACGAATCAACGTTCATCATTTGTATAGCGACTTGAGGTCAACTATACCTTGTCGTATTTCAGACAAGACAAGGGAACTATGCTCCCAAGAGTTTAAAGTCTTTTTTCTTGTTTATATTAACTCTAAATAACTCACGTATCCTTACTGGACCATATAGTGAGAACTATTCATGCTATGTTCAACAAAATGGCAAATAGAATAACCGCTTTAAATTGTATACCTTAATACCTTTTGAGTACTAAATAGTATAAGTTATCCTTATGCTTCTAACGAGAATTAGATTTACATGGTCCTGGTTACTATCATCTGACACTTTCGCATCAGCTAGACATATACCGACTAATAACAACAACCTTGTTCTCAACAATTATGTCATTACCTATGGATTTTCCTATTGATGTCACCATCTCACTTGATATTGCCATACCAAGATAGAACCCTATCGGGCGCCTGTAAGGACTTACCTAATAGTTTCCTATGTATTCCATTTGCATACTCAAATACTAACCGAAGTTAATATCGCACTTTGATGGCTGTTAATTACCATAATGCACTTTATCTATGTTTCCATAGTTTATCTAACGACTATATGCAGCCGACTCTTGACATCGTAGAGTACACGATAAATTTTGGTAAGCCTACTCTTGTCACTGGGTTTCTTTTTTTACAAGTAGACGCTATCCACTAAACCCGCTTACCTTAAATCTTTTATTTTCATAAGTTGATGTAGAAAACTCCCATAAATGAGATAAAACACACCTAAATAATTAACTTCTAACATTCTTTTCATTATAGCATGAAGCACAATGAAAATTAACATTAGGAGTTTTATCAGTACAATACTCAGTACCGCAACTAATACATGACCAATAGACAACTCCTTTTTCTAGTTGTTTTCTTATTAGTCTCACAAGAACTTTTATATCCTTGTGTAAATCATTGTCAAATGTATACATATATCCTCCAATATAGTAAAATTTGAATATGTGTGGAGACCCATGTTATATTAAATCCCCACTATATATATATCTAATTAACCATGAGTGTGATAGCAATAAACATTATAACCTGTTTATATCCCATATCTAGCTATTTCTATGATATATACGATTATATATACAGTTTCTTCATGTGTCTCCCTCTATATATATTAGACTGTACTGGTAATACAATAAAATTAAGAAATCTGGATCTACGAGGGACTACAATTGCTCATAGTCCCCCGCCAAGATACTGCTATGCCTGCTATCACCTAGGTCTTATCACCAGCACTATCTTCTTGTTCTTTTGATGACTTGATTATATCATCGTGAACGCTTTGTATCTCCATATCGATATCAGCGTCTTCGGCTTCAATCGTTGGAGCTTGTTTCATACGTTCATGGTCTCTAAATGCTCTAAGAGCGTCTAGATACATACGCTTTACTTCTCTTACTGTAAGTCTAGTGTAAACACCAGCAGCTTTCATAGCCATAAGAGAGTTAAGCTTACCCAAATACCAGCTGAAAAGTTTGTCAAGCTGTTTATCTCGCTTTTCTTTACGAGCAGCTTGTTCACGTGCTTTCAACTGTTCTTCAGTTAGATTACTCATAGGATACCCCTTTTATCTAATTAAAATGAAAGAAATGATTTTTAACGAAAAAACCAAATCTCAAAACCTACTTTTAGGGGGTAGGGTGTGCGTGTATAGCTACATTTCAAAATGCTATAATTTTTCTTGCAAATAACATGGGGTTATGCGTAGATTCATATAGAAACTTAAATAAAGGAGTATATAATGTCAGATGACGGATATATAACAAGTAAAGACCTATCAGGTAAAAGAGCATTAACTGGAGTAGCCAGAAAAGATGCAGAAAAACGAAAAGAGTATGAAGCTCTATTGAATATTGCTATAGCTAAAGTAGAAGAAGAACGTGAGAAAGCTGTAGAAAAAGATTTAAAGAAAAAGAAAGTAACAAAGAAAAAGAAATCTACATAATCTACTATTATCTACTAGTATCTGTGATAGCTACGTAGATTACTTGAAGATAAAAGATTTCGTAGAGTTTGTCAAGGAAAAAAAAGTATGGGTTCACAAATAAATTGGCTTAGTAAACTTCCTCAGAAGGAACAAGAACGAATTTTGGGACAAATGGAAAAGCTAGTAAAACTAGAGCGCCTTCTATCAAATGCTATTAATGATGAAGATGAAGTCATGATGGCTATAGAAGATGAAGACGATGCTGCCGAGGGAACAAGAAGTGTACCTATAGAAATCAATGGAAAAAAATATTGGGTTGATAAAGAAGTAATGTTTTTAATTGAATCATTACACAAACAATTAAGCAAATCTCGTGGAAAGTAGAAAGATAAGACATAAACGTCATTACGTGTATGACAATAAAGAAGAATGGAAGGCGGACCATCCCAACGGGATACTTCACTCCGAATGGAGAGATGCAAAGGAAGGTGATTGGGTGTTGAGTGATGATAAGCGTATTGTTCAGCTATTAAAAGTGTCTACTGAATTAAAGCATCCAAATGATTCTAAAAATTATAAACAATCAAAAGGGTATGTAAGAACCATAGTTGGAACATTTATCAATGCAAAGAAAACATATATGGATACCGACTTTGAGAAACATCCAAATCGCTACACATTTAGTACCAAAATCAAGAATACTTCTAGTAGGGTGAAGGAGAGGTCCAAATGTACAAACAGAGAAAAAATTTTTGCCACTAGCGTGGCAGTTGGAAAAGATGCTGTGAGTGCTTATATGAAAGCATTTACTGAAGCAAATCGAAATAAAGCTAGAAAAAAAGCAGTGATATTACTTAAACAGGAGAGAGTAATGAGTGAGATAGAAAAAACATCTAAAGAAATCGCTAAGGAACTTGGGATAGACCATGCATATATATTAGGGTCCCTCAAACAATTAGCAGATACAAGTGAAGACCAAAATATCGCATTGCAATCCTTAAAGGAATTAGGGAAAGCAATCGGTACACTAGGTAATCAAGTTAAGAAAATAGAAACAGGTGTTGTTGGAATGTTTCAAGGATTTAGCCCTGATGAAATAGAAGGAGCTCAACGAAAAATTCTACCATCGCCAAAAGAGGAGGAGTAAATGATTTGTCCACATTGTAGTAGTATGTTGACTAAAAAAGAAGGTAAAAAGCGAACTAAAAAAGGTTTGAAACAACAATATAGTTGTAAATCTTGCGGAAAATGGTTTTCAATACCAATACCTTCTGATGTAAAAGAATACGATAAGAAGCACATAGAGCCAGGTAAGCTATTTCAAGTCCAAAGCGATGAAAAATTACGTATACATGGATTAACAGATGTACACGTTGGAGCTCACGAGTTTGACTTAAAGAAATTCCAAGAAGCAATCAAAATTATATATGAAGACCCAAATGCACGATGGTTTGGGAATGGAGATATGATAGAACTGATTCCCCCTAATTATAAAATAAACCAAAGAGGTCAAGGCATTCCACCAGAAGAACAATATTTAAGTTTCTTAAAACTTGTTCAACCCATACAAGATAAATGTCTATTTATAAGAGGAGGGAATCACGACTATCTAAGAAGTTTTAATATACTAGATTTTGATGTATGTAAGACTTTGGCAAGTGAAATGGATGTTCCATATTTTAGATTGCCTGGATACGCACAAATTAGTATTGGCGACAAAGATTGGTTTCTTGTTAGTGGGCATGGAAAAAGTGGAGCAAAGAATGGAGATACGGAACTTGATAAAATGGCTTCAGTTTATTCTGACGGCGATGTATACTTTTTAGGACATAACCATCAGTTGTATTGTAAGCCAATGGATTCTTTGACTATTGATGACAAAGGAGAAGAGACCTTAAGACGTAAATGGTATGTAAGAGGAGGGTCGTTCCTTAGATATGCTGATTATGCACGATATAGTTTCTATGGTATTCAACGCACGGGTTGGATTACAATGGAATTTGATAGAGAACGTATTAACTGTTGGGAGAATTAAATGAAAAAATTAGATACAGGAGATTCAAGAAGAAACTATAATATGAAGAAAAAAAAGAAAACTACTAAGAAAAAAACTAAGAAAAAGAAATACTAATGAGAAGAAGAATATTTGGAACCTTTGAAAAAAGGGTTAAAAGAAAAAAGAAAACTAGGCAAGGTATGTCTAATAACACTAAATATTATACTAAGGAAAGTCCTAAGTATAAAAAAAGAAAGGTAGGTCAAGGATAATGGCTAAGATGAATAAAAAAACATTAACAAAACATGACTTGTTAAGAGCTATTAAAGGAATTTCAATGCAAATAGAAGTATTACAAAATCATATAATGATGATTGATAATGTGCTTGATAAGTATATTCGTATGAATAAAGACGAAGATAAATTACAAAAATATTTAATAGATTTAGCAAAAAAAGAAAAAGAGAAAGCAGAAGAAAAATTATTAAAAAATAAATCTGATGAACATAAACAAGAAAAACGTAAACAAAGCGGAAGAAGCGCTAAGGTTAGCAAGTAAAGACTTAATAGCGTTTGGTAAATTATTTTTACCTGACGATTTTATGAGAAGTGAAACTCCTCCCTTTCACTATGAGATGGCGGATGCTATTGATGATAGAAATGCGAAGCAATTAGCTATTATTCTTCCAAGAGGACATGGAAAGACTGTGTTGACGAAAGCAAGTATCATTAAAGATTTTTGTTTTTGTCCTAAAGACGATATGTTATTCTATGCTTGGGTATCCGCTACTCAAAAATTAAGTGTAGGGAATATGGATTATATTAAATATCACTTTGAGTATAACGACAAACTAAAATATTACTTTGGTAATTTGAAAGGAAAGAAATGGACAGAAGAAGATGTGGAGTTAACCAATGGATGTAAACTCATTAGTAAATCGAATGTTGCAGGGATTAGAGGAGGGGCTAAGTTACATAAGAGATACGACCTTATTATTCTCGATGACTTCGAACACGAAGCCAATACAATCACAGCTGAAGCACGTAGTAAAAACTCTAATCTCGTTACTGCTGTGGTTTATCCTGCTATTGAGCCTCATACTGGTAGGCTTAGGGTTAATGGTACTCCTGTGCACTACGATAGTTTTATTAACAATCTCATCATTAATTATGAACGTCAAAAAGAAAATAAAGACGATTTTGCATGGAAGGTAATTACTTATAAGGCTATATTGCCTGATGGTACATCTCTCTGGCCAGGGTGGTTTCCATTAGAAAAGTTAGCAGAAAAAAAGAAATTCTATCAAGATAGTGGAACGCCATCTAAGTTCTATCAAGAATATATGATGCAAGTTCAATCAGAAGAAGATTCAGTTTGGACACAAAAACATATTAAATATTGGGAAGGATATTACGAATATGACAAGGAGGAAGAATTAGGTTATATTGTTAAAGATGGAGAGAAAGTTCCTGTTAATACCTTTATAGGATGTGACCCAGCTACAGATATTGATACAAAAGAATCAGACTTTAGTGTCATTATGGTTATCGCAGTTGATTCAAATAATAATCGTTATGTATTAGAATATGAAAGACATCGTAGTATTCCTAT